CATCTCCGTCTTCAAACTTTATGTTTTTATCCATATATCGTGATTTTTAACCTGCCCGACGGGAGCCGGGCAGGGATAGCCGTTTGACGTTATTTTTGCCAACAGAGACGGGAACCGATAGTCGCATTCGCATCCGCAGGCGCAGTACCCGAATAGACGCACGCGAGACCCGCATACGCGCCAGCATCCGCACCGCCGCCGACGAACGCACCGTAGACGGCACCAGAAGCAAAGGCCGCATATTTATAGTCACAGAAGTATGTGGAAGCACTGCCCGTAACGTCTCTTGCAAGGATGTCGCCGTAGTTCCTCTGCGCCTGCGCCATGGACTGCATGCTGCCGAGGATGGATTTTATGTATCCGTTTTCTCCGACGGATTCTCCTACCTTGACGTAGGAATCATTGAGGACGCTCGCATATTGTCCACGTGTCCTTGACATGTAATAGGCCTGCTTCGTGCCGTCTCCCACTGCAAGGAAGCCGTCAGACCACTTCCATACGTGCCCGAAAGGATTCTCGATGCCGCGATAAGACGGCACGCTCTCTGAATGTTCGCTGCCGTAAGCCGCCGCCTGCGCTTCAGATAAAGTGAATGTCTTGACCCCCGTCTGATTCCCGAGGGAGTTGGTGAATCCGCACGGGACAACCGGATTATAAGAATTGTATTCATTCCAATTCGAGAAGTTCACGACTCCGCTTCCAAGGCCGCCCTGGTGATACCCCGAGGCATCGAGCGTTCCGTTGAACGCTTTCTGCGAGTTCAGCGTGGCATACTCAATTGCGAACAGCCAGAAGATGTCCGTGTGTATATGGAAGTCGTAGCAGCCCCAGTTTGTGCCCCTGTTGCGCCCGTAGGTACGGAAATTCGTCAAGGATATGGACGTGGCCGGCAAGCCGAGGAGCGAGCGGTAAGTGCCATCCCAATCCGCCGTGTTGTTGCCGCCACGGTACTTTGCCGATGCGTTCACCACGGAAGACAGGATGTTGTTGTCGCGGTCGAGAGTGGCCTCGTAAGCGGACACGAGATAGCGCGGCACGAGGAACGCCCCCTCAAACGGATAGAGGGAAATCTCCACGTCCATATAGCCTTGGGCCGCATTGAGCGTTGTCCTGCGGTAATGGGCTGGCACTTCCACCATCACCTGCCCGTCTGTTCCGTCAAGGCGCGCCGCCGAGCCGTCCGCTTTCTTGGTGGAATCGTATGCCCCGAGATAATACTTCACGTTGCCGGCATCGTCAGCCACGCACCTGCGCATGAGGCTCTGCACCGGCAAGTCCCTGTGGAGCGAACCCTCCCCGATTCTTGAGAGGTCGGGAGAAGCGTCATTGTAATGGTGACGCACGCCGTAGATGTCCGTGTTCTTGTAGTAGGACACCACCTGCTTGCGCCATGCGCCGTCCCACACGAAAAGCGCGAACTCCCCGTCCATGATGGAGAAGCCCCCGAAGCTCTGGTAGACCCCGGCCTCGCTCGCCATGAAGATTATCTTCTCATCCCCCGGGGTGTACGTGTCACCGGGGGACACAAGTCCCCCGAACTGATAGCCTTTGCCCAACTCCGCCACCATTCGATTCAGCGTGTTGTTCATCGCCGTTCCCGTGATTTTCTGTTCCGTGTTCTCGTAGACGTTGGAGTTTATGTACTCCACAAGTCCTGAATACTCTGCCATAATCCTATGAGTTTTTATTGTTGTTGTCTATGATTACTTCCAGTTCCCCTTTCTTGATTCGCGCATCATATCCCTCGCGTACTGCGTTGGCCACCACCGCAAGCGTGGCGAATCCGAGGAGTTCCCCCACTGCGGTGAGGATGCTCGGTTCGATGTTGCCTATCGGGGGCACGATAAACCCCAAAACAAGAAGCACGATGCTCGTGCAGAGGCATACCCAGAACGATACGTTCCCGAGAAGCCGTTCCTTGATTATCTCGCTCATTTCTCCGCAGTATTTGTGAGGTTGGTCACATGGTAGCTGACGCTGCCGTTGATGTTCACGGAGAGTATCGCCTTGAGCAATTCGCCTCCGTCCGTGGTGGTATGCACTATCACCGTTGACAGGTTGACGAGTTCGTGGCTTATCACGTCCACCGTGTTGAACGTCACGCTCATGTCGCTGAAGTGTATGGTCGGGTTCGTGGCCATGAAAAGCGAGTTCACCGCAAGCGTGGTGAATCCTGCCGCCGCCGCCTGCTCCGCCGTCAAGTCGGCCGCCTCCAATGCCGAGATGGTGGTGGTGACCGTTATGGGCATCATGTCATACAGCAGGTTGAACACCGTTGTCGCCTCCACCTTGGTCGCGTCCCACGGGCCTGCATCCTTGTCTTCGGTGAAGACGTAGAGTTTGCCCTCGTAGCGTACGATGTCCCCCTGCGCATAGGCCGTGGCCGCGTGGAAATCCTCGAAGTCATCGACTTCCGATGTCTCCGACATCCCGTCAATTATGCCATAGAGAATGGCCGGCAGGGTACTCCCTGCATCGACCTGCGTCCCTTGCCCCTCTATGGTCTTATGGACAAGTTCTCTGATTTGTTGTTTCGTCATATCATCTATCCGTTATGTTGGTATAAGCTTTTCCGATTTTCTTCACCACGGTGTCCGTCTGGAACGTGCAGGACACTTCCGCGTAATGGCCCTGCTCAAGCCACTCCACCTCCATCTCGAACTGCTCCACGCCGTATGTCCTGCCGATGCCGTCCGTAATCTTCACCACATCCGACATCCGAATCAAGCGCATCACATCGCAGAGATATTCCGGTGCTACGAACTTCATGCTGAACACCTTTTCGCTTATCTGCTTCGTTGGGAAGAAATATCCGTTCCGTTCCTCGCCCTCCTCCGTGAACGTGTATTCGGGCATTCCGATTTCCGTGTCAAGGTACAGGACATTCTTGTAGTAGACGTTCCCCTCATGTTCCTCATACGGAATCACTCCGCCCTCGTAGGCTTGGTTCTCCATGCTGTACCATTCCACCTTGACGTGGCGCGCGATGTCTTCGCGGCTTTCGGCAAGGAACACATCTGAATACACCTCGTAGTACCGTGTGCTTTCTCCTTGCGTGGCGAATTTCAGATGCAGGTAGTACAATCCGCGCGGCAAGTGGAATGACGATTGTGGGGTGGACGTGTCCGCAAGATAGGTGCATACGGATTTCGTGCCCGACCTCGTAATCTTCAGCCCGTTCAAGACAAGCAGGCCCTCCACGGGGAGTTCCGTGACGGCGAAAGCATTGCTGAACGCGCCCATATCATAAGAGGCGTTGTACGCCACTTCCTCCTCGTCACAACAAAGGCGGTACAATTGGGATGAAACGATTTCCCATTCACGGGAGGCCGTAGTGATGGGCAAGGGGAAGAAAAAAGGCAGGAGGTAGTCGTTGGGGACGCGGTTTATGTACTTGTCTCCGTAGGCATACCACTTGCGGAAATCCTGTTCCTCAAGATTTTCGTAGAAAGGTATACAAGAAAGGTTGCTGTTCGTCTGCATAAATATATCTTCTAATCAGAGTAACCCTTTCTCTGCCACAAATATAACCATTTTTTCTAATCCAAGATTATGTCAGCACTTATCATCCCATCTTCGGGCGTGTATTCCGCGCTCACCCATTCTCCGCTCCCCAACGCCGTCTTGTACAGCCCCAGCTTGCCCACCTTTGATGCTTCGATAGGGAAACGGACGCTCTGCTTCCTTATCCGTTGCGTCCCGTGAACGTTCACCACGCCGCCGGACACGCTACCTGCGGTCGGGCCGTTGATATAGGCGTTGTCTCCGCCCATGTCGTAAGTCCAATACGCGAGTTCGAGGAAATAGAAAGACAGATAGGCATTCTGGAGCAGGAACTGCGTGGCCGGAATCGAGGGCGTGTCCAGGTTGTCTATCACCGCCAGTTGGCAATTCCCTTGGGCATCTGTCCCAATCAAGGCGAAACAGTCATCGCTCACGTTGTCGGGCGTGCTTATTATCAAATCTACGTCAGACATGAAATTGGCCGCCGTGGACTTCTGTGTCTTTCCGTTCTGCGCATGCCTGTTCTTGATGTCAATCGGCCACCCGTCAAAGACATCGCTGCTGTCGTCATCCCACCCGAACTCATATCTCTTATTGATGTCTTTTTTGTTGTAGGAAAACTCGTTGACACCGTAGTCCCACGTCTTCCGGGACATGGGGCTTCTGATGGCGGTGAGGTCTACCAACGGTGTCGTGGATGTATATGCTCCCCCGTTCTTGAACCATGATATGTGCTCTATCCGCAGCCGCTTCTGACCATCGATGAACCAATACAGCTGACAGGTGCTCTTGAGCATGTCGAATATCTGCCCCAAGGTTATCTTCCCTTTTCGCGCCGCTTGATTGTAGTAGGTCTTCTTCACGTTGGTGACTGGCGTGATGTAAAGTATGTTCTCTATCCAGTCGGGAATCGTCTCCACTGAACCGTACAGGAATTCACTATACTCGCTTGTTCCGGCAAAAGTGATTGTCGGGTCTATCTTCTTCAGAAGCACGTCTATCGCGCTCCAAAGGGGATAGGCATCCTTAAGCGTCCACTTGTCGGATAATCCCTCCATGTGGAGGCTGAACATCGGGATGGCCTCATACCAGAAAGACTGCGGTATCCACTTGTCCCAGCCGATTGGAATCATGTTCGCCCCCGTCTCCGGCTCGGGCTGCACATAGTACTTGCCGTCGCCGTTCACGCCCCATTCTGTCGGGGTATCCTGCACCTTTAGGCTCTGAACCAGATGAGTCTCTATCGGCAGGGTGTCGGGCTTCATCGCATAATGGTAATTGAGGTTCGTGCCTGCGATGTCGTCACTTCCGATGTCCACGACATCTCCGTAATGCACATTCGGGGTGTCCTTGTCGAAGAGAATCCGGGCGAAACAGAACTTGCGGTCAACCGTGGCTTCCCCTACGGTAGTTCCGGCGGTTCCGGATGCGGGGTATTGAACAATGTTCAAGTCCCCCAAGTTAGTAAGGTCATATTGCCCTGCCTCAAGATAATAAGTCGGAACGGTAGTCCCGTCCTTGGCATGTATTTGTTGTTTTATTCCCGTGGCCGTATTCGGGAAGTACTGGAACCAATATCCGTATTCATTCGTGAATTTCGTGGACGTGCCCTCATAGTTCGCCTGATAATCCCCGAGCCATGCCGTCAACATCCCCTCAATCTCCAGATGGAACGTAGCGAACTTGTTCTTTGCCACGAACCCCATGTTCCCGAGCGTGCCCCCGTCATTGACCTCCGAATTCGAATTGACCTCGTAGGACACGTTCCCTATGATGTTCGTGAGTTTGGAATCCCCTTGGAAATATATCTGGAGTATTGGACGCTTCAGCAGAGTGATGCTCTTTCTGACAGGAGCGAGGGCCACGAGGTCATATTCGTCATCCTTTCCGTTGATTATCTTGTCGTATTCGTCTGCGCTCGTCACCTTGACCTCACAGATGCCGTTGTCCGTGTCAAAGGTGCAGTCCGTCTTGTCAAATGTGCCAGTGGCAAGGAGCGTGCCGGAATCCGTCTTGACCTCAACCTTGAACTCCGCGTCAATCGAAGCGGCATATATCGCATCATAATCATCCCCGAAGAACGTCAGCGAGAGGTCGAGTTTGGTGCGGTAATACATCTCACCGCTCTCCCTTTCCATGCTGATTTTGAAGTCCTCCGGATAGTTGGGGTGGGCATTGATGTCCACCCCGTTTATATAAACTATTATCTTACTCATTATGAGGTCTTTATGATACGTTTGTTATTTCCTTTGTATTCAATTCTTCCATTCGGCGTGGAGACGACCCTTGTTTCTCCTTGTTCTATCAGTCTCCGTATGCCGCGTTCCACGGCGGTGAGGTCGGTGTCCCTCCCCTCGAAGCCGCTGAAAGCAAGGCCGTACTTGTCGCTGAAATGGCTCTGTTCAAGGCTTTCAATGACGTTTGACTGACGGTTCAATCCGATGGAACGCAGGATGCTTTCCTGCAACAGGGACTGCCGGACGGAATCGTTGCGGATGACGTCCGTGACTTTGCTCACGCCGTACTTCTCCTCAAACGTACCCTTGTTCAATGACCGGATGACGTCCGTGACTTTGCTCACGCCGTACTTCTCCACGTTCCTCTTGTTGATGACACCGATTATCTCTCCCCTCTCCACTCTGCGTGGCCGCCCGTCCTTGTCGCGCCCGAAGTCTATGTCGTTGCCGCTTGCGTGGCTGCCCCCGTAATTGAGGTATTCCACGCCGCCCTCTCCGTATTTCGTGGCGGTCATCTGCGCCGCCGTTATCTTTGCTGCCGCGAAACTGCCCCACATGGTCGCAATGGCGGCCAAAGCCAGCGCCTGTCCGATGCCGGGGAGAGCGGAATAGGATGCCCACAGATTGGCCGTGGCCGAAAGCAACGAACTCACCTGTGCCGCGCTGTTTATGGCCTCCTGTATCTTCTCCAGACGTTCTTTCTCGGCTATCGCGTCCTGCTCCAGCTTCAGTTTCTCCTCGTATTCCCTGCGCGCCAAGTCCACGTTGTTCGCATAGCCGTTGGCCCTCGCCTCCATTTCATAATCAAGGGCTGTCTTTGCCGCTTCGCTCTCCTTTTCCGCCGCCTCTACAGCCACTTCGGCCATCTCTATGCGCTTGTCCATCCACTCATCCATGTAATCGAAAGCCTGCTCCATGGAGTTTAGGAACTCGCTGACAAAGGTCTGCGCCTCGGCTGACAGCTCCTTGTACACATTGCCGTTGCCGTCCTTCTGGGTATCTCCGAACAACAATGTCCAGATGTCGAACTTGCTGCGCCGACCTTTCTGCACCTTGGCTATGTTCTTGCCAAGTGCGGTTTGCAGATTGGCAAGTTCCGTCTCATATTGCGTCTGCGTCAACTCCCCGGTATCGTAGCGCATCTTCAGTAAGGCCTCTTGCAACTGCTCCTCCAGTTGAAGTTTCTCTATCATCAGCTGCTTGTACGTCTGTCCCTCCGTCTTGGCTTCCTTATAGGTGCCGTCCTCCAACGCCTTGTTCAGACGGGTACGGGACGCGAGCAAGGCGTTAGCGTTCTCTGCAAGGCTCGGGGCAAACTGTGCGGAGACGCTGTAATCATCGATGCTTTCCTCCGGCACGGCCTCTTGATAGTATTCCCGTATAATCTCCCCCCGTTTTTGAGCGGATTCACGAGTTAGGTTCTCGATTATGCCGTTGATGTACTTCTCATTATCTATCGTCAGCTGCCCCGTGGCCTTGTATTCCTCAAGGACTTTACGCATTTCAGCAATCTTCTGCTCATAGCTGATGTTGCTCAACGCCAGTTCCCTGTCCTTGTCGTCTTCAAGGAGACGCGCCTTGGATTCGACATATTCCCAATAGTAGTCCTTGAGCTTGTCGAGCTTCTCTTTCTCTTTCCCGGTGTTTATGATTTCATAATCCAGCCCCTCCGCCGGAAGATAATTGCGTATCTCCTGTATCTTCTTGTTGGTGTCATCCAGAGCGGCGTCAGCCTCCGCGATTTGCTTCCGATAGGCGGCCATCTGCTCCTCCACGGCCTTGATGTTGGTCAAGTAGAAAGCGTTGGCCGCATCTGTTTTCCCCTCATGCAGCAACTCGTTGTAAATCTTCAGTTGGGCGTTCCGCTTCTGCCCCGACTTGGTGAGTTCCTCATCCGCTTTCTGCCGCTCATGGTTCAAGTCGGCCATGGCCTGCTCCAGCTTCTCTATCTTGCTTATGTTCTCCTCGGCCTCGGAACGGGCCGCTAAGGTGTCTATGAGCTTCTGCACCGCCGCGTCAGCCTCCCCCGTCGCTATCTGTTCCGCCGTGATGTTCTTCAATTCCTCCGCATGCAGTTTCTTGAGCGCATTGGCCGCCTTGATGCGGTCTGCGAGTGTGCGGTTCTCCTCATCGCGCGCCACATTGTAAAGGGTGCGTGTCCGGGACAGGCTCTTCTCTATCGCCTTGTACGTCTCGAAATACTCCTCGGAAAGCTCCTTCTGGAGCTTTATGGCCTGTTTGGTGACCTCGTTGTCCTCCTCTTGCGCCTTGCGCTTGTTGTGGATAGCCCGCGCCAACCCCGGCAATACTGTGAGCACGCCAATCAACGCCGTCTGCCAAGAGAATACGGATTTCAGCGTCCCAAACAATGCTGTCTTGAATGAGCCGGTCTCCTCCCTCACCCTCTTGAACGCATCGGTAAATATGGGGACATTGTTCGATATGGCTATGAAGAACTGCGATGCCGAATTGGCGAGCGATGGCAGTTCCCTTATGATTTGCTGCGTGGAGAGGCTCAGACCGTTGAATGCCTTGGTATAGTCACCGACTGAAAGGGTATGCTTTCCCGTAGCCTCCTGCATCTGTTTCATCGTGGCCATGAGGGATGCCGCCTGCGCCTCCCACTTGCCGCCTATGGTGGTGTTGTTGCGCATCTCCGCACCCATGGCGTTCAGCACGTTCTTGATGAGGTTGTATTGGGCGTAAAGTTTGTTGTACGACCCCTCAAGGGCGGAATTGGCCGTCACTCCGTTCTTGTCAGCTATCGTCAACTGCCGTTGGGATGTCAACAAGGAGTTCACGTCCACCCCCGTCTCCCGTATCAGTTCGTCAAGGGACTGGTAGGCCTGCGACAAGCTTATGGATGACTGCGCGCCCGAAGCCTGTGTCTTTCTCAGCGAGGCCAATTGGGACTCCAACGTTGTCACGCTCTTTTGCAGCCGGGTGTTGGCCTCCATCAACTGCTGTATCTGCGCCGCATACTGCGCCGTGGCATCCCGGTCGGGCTTCGATGAACTTGATGTACCCGACAGCGCGTTCCCTACTGCGGCCGCCTCGGCTTTCACTTCCTGCAACATCGACAGCAGGCTTTTCTTCATCTGTTCAACCTGCGCTATAAGGCCGCCAATACCGCCGCTTAAGTCATCGGCGAATAAGTCTCTGAAACTGATTGGATTGTCCATTATTTACCCCTCCGTCTTCTTAATTTCGTTGTTTCGTTGTACTGCCGTGTCAACCGCTCGAAAGCGGTGTAAAATTCTGTCGTGGTGTATTGCTTTATCCCCCCTCCGAACTCCTTGGCCATGAGCAGGCACATGTCCTCGAACTGCTTGTCGAACCGGACTTCCTCGCTCTCCGGACCTGCGAACCCTTTCGGGTTCTGCATCGCGTACATCTTGGCCGTCACGTCTTTTATCTGTTCTTCGTTGTCATCGCCATTGACAATCGCCCCTATCTGCAAGACCGCCCTCTTCCGGAGCAAATCCACATAGTTCTTCTGTGATGCATCCTCGAAGATTGACGGGAAATATTGCATCAGATTGGAATCTATCCTGTCGCCCACCTCCTTTGCGATTGTGTCCAAGTCCTTTTTGGTGGCATCGTTTATCATCTGATAAAGTTCCTCAAGCCCGCTGTCGGAGTAGTCCGTCCACCGCTTCCCGTCCACGTTCTTGACAAGGCACAAAGTGGCTTTGTTCCTCACATCCTGTTCCGTGGCCACGAGGTAGATGCACTGCCGCAGGTTGATGAGTTCTTGGTAGGCTTTCTTCGGGTCGTTCAGAAAGTTGATGACACGGGTTATATGCCTGTCTATATCGGCAATGGAATCCCCCACACCACCGGCCACAAGCAGGTGCTTGGAATAGCGGTGGAACTGCGTTATCGGCAAGTCCTCTATGGAATCATAGAAGACCAGTGTGTGCCCGTTGACCGTCTTGCTCACCATCTCACAACCGAACTGAAAAATGGCACAAATATCAGCCACCAATGAACACAAAACGCAAGCACCACGCAGATGGCCATGCCGAGCCAGAATGACTGGCAGAAGTCGCAGGTGAAGAGCTTGTGGAAGAACTCATTGGGTGCGCTCACTTGGAGTTTCTCAAGGATTCCCCACTTCACCGCAAGCGTGCGCAGGAACATCACCGCGCACGCGACCGCGAATATGTAACAGACGAACTCTATCATATGTCGTAACTTGTATTGAATGCCTTGTTGAATGAGCCGTCACCTACTTGGACGTCGATGTTCTCCAAGTCGTCAAGGGGATTGAAGTTCACCGCAACCACAGCGAGCTTGTCCGAATAGTTGGCCTTGAACGAGAATGACATCAAGTTCCGGTCGGGTTCGGACAGGCCGTTGAGAAGCAGGTCGCCCACGAAAAGGGAACGTATCGGAATCGGAGCATAGGCGTATCCGTCCCTCAAAGCGAGTATTTGGTTGTTGCTGTTGAAGAAATACACGCCCAAGTCCTTGATGCGTGTAAGGACTTTGAGGGCTTCTATTATCTCCTGCGGATAGCGTCTCAAGGCGAAAGACATCTTCACGGGTTTTATCCCCATCACGAGTTCTATGCCGTCAAGGGTGTCGTTTCCTCCGCCAAAGGTGCGTTCGTCTCCGCCCTCCGAAGTCGGGGATTCCACGTATGGGGTAATCGCGATTTTCGTGCTGTCAACAGCCGAAAGGAACTTCGTCCACGAAGCCTTGTCTGTTATGCAATTGTTTTTTTCGAACTTATTCCCGAGCCGTTGAAAGGCTATCTTCTGAACCTGCCCGTAGTTGACCTTACAATTGAGGTTCGGCAGGGACGGAATCACTTTTGGACAATCGAATACCATATCTTTCTGTTTTTATTGTTCTATGCAAGGTATGTATGCTTCAATGTAGCCGTCAATCCTCAATCCTGCATACGGGGACATCAGATATTGGTTGTCGGTGTGCGCATACGAATAATCCGAGAACACGTTCTGCGGTTTCTCATAAATCTTCGTTATGGCCATGTTCGAGAACCTCGTGGCCGCCAGAACGCCCAGGATTTGGCCCTTTATCTCCTCTGTGTTGCGTTCATCGAGCGGCAGCGACACTTTCCTCGTGTCGTACCATACAATGAGCGAAAAAGGGCTTTTAATGAGCATTTTGTTTTTTCCCATCTCCTGTGGGTCTCGAAGCGTGAAGAATGCGAAATTTCCCAGTTCCGCGCACGGCATTATCTGTTCGTATTTCCCCCGTCCACGATACAGGTTCGCAGAGGTGAACTTGCGCCCCTCCTTGATGTCGGTGAGGCTTTCGCATATCCCGAACACATGGTCGAGCCACGGCAGCGCGTCCGCCAAGGCTTTCTGTATCTTGTAGACCTCCTTGTCGAAGAGTTTCGGGTTTGTCCGTGTCACTATCCTATCCATAGATGTATGATTTCATCAGTTCTACAATCTTTTCCGTCAGCAGGGGCTTGAGTTTTTCCATCGATGTCTCCGAAAGTCCGAACGCCGCCTCATATTTCCCCATAATCTGAACCGCATAGGCGGTGTCTCCTTTTATGAGCATGGAATCATCCGAGAACTCTACGCCTATCTCGGAATGGAAACGTCCATTGATGTACAGGTTCGGTGCGTCAGCGTTCCGCGATGCGCCGCTCGGATATGTCAGCCCGGCTTTCCACTGCGCATATCTCTGCGCCCCCTGCGGCGTGTTGAAATAACCGCCTCTCGACTTCAAATCCTCCGAATAGTAGGGGCGTATGTCCTGCCCGTTCCTGTCCGTGCCCGAGAACAGCTGCTCCCGTTGCAGCGTGAGGACATCATCCCTGCGTTCTTCAAGAGAGACCCTTGCAAAGGCGTTCATCTGCCCCTGCAAGGATTCCATTTTGTCTATGAGGCCGTCAAGTGTCATATCGACTTGTATCTCACCCCTTTGTTGTGGCATCCCATGCACACCGGGTCAAGGCCCTTGGTGTCCACGGCTATCGCCTTATATGCACGGTCGAGTTCCCCTTGAAGCCCCCGTATGCCTTGCCCGTTGCCGCTCACCTCGAAGAGGATGTCGTTGCGGTCTGCGTTGTACTGCACACGGTTCACCGCCACTTCGGGGTTCAGAGCCAAGGCCCTCAACGCGTCCGTGGCCACCTGCAACTGCACCACGTTTGCGAAGATGTCACTCTCCGCAAGTATCGTGTCCGTGATGTCGCAGGCCATGGTGACCATGAAGTTTAACCCGTAGTTATTGCAGTTCGTGTAGATGTTGTCCTCGATGTCCCATAACTGGCCGTCCCAATCGCTGACCGCGACATAGAACGGGGAAATGGTCAGATACTGAAGCATAAGACGGTACAGCATCGCGTCCCCCTTGTTGCAAGTGCCGCACGGCTCGCGGCTCCAGTCGCGCCCGAAATTGATGCTCTGCATGTAGTCGGGCAGTTCCGCCTCGTTGTACACCACATACCAGCTGCCCCCGGCGTTTATCTTCTCGCTCACATAAGGCATCACCCAGTCCTCAAGGTCGAACCACATGAACGCGCCCTTTTCTGACGTGTATTCCACTTCTTTCACGGCTATCGGCTCGGGCTGAGAGGAATGGAAAAGATAGAGTTTGACCTTTCCGATGTTCCCCGTGAACTGCAATCCCACCTTGTTCAGCGTGGTCGTGATTCCGTTGGAGCGGAGAGGCACGAACTCGAATCCCACAAGACGGCCCTCGTTGGAGTTCCGTGCTTCAAGACGACCTGCACCGTCAAAGAGAGTGCGTCTGTCCACGAGGTTCTTCGTTTCCATGTCCGACATCTTGTCCCCCACGAAACGTGCGAGCAGCCGCTTGATTCCGCCCTCCGTGATGCTTTTCAGATAGTCATCGAGCAAGTCGTAGTCCGCCCACGCGGAATTGTCCGTCAAAGGGGCTGTATTCGCGTCCGAAAGGCTCTCGTAGGCCAATCCTCCGTGGGAGACTCTGTCGCCCTTGGAATAGGCCTCTTCTGCGTCATATTCGGGATATTTCGAGGCGAGGTTCTCCGGCATGATGCCTCGCATGGCCCTGCATGTTAGCATCGGGTGCGCTTCCTCGAAATAGAGGCCGCTGTCGGAACGGGTGAGCGTGGCACTGTCCCTCCATCCCACGAGGGTGGAGAAACGGTCAAGTATGTCCTTAAGTCTGTACATGTGACAAAGATAATAAAAAGGGGGTGAAAGAAAATCCCTCCACCCCCTAATCTTTATATTCTTAACCGATTAGGCCACTGCCTTGGTGTTGACCGGATTCTCCGCAGAGTTGACTACGACAACAGGGTTCGCATAGGTGTCACCCTTGGCCACTGCCACGGCGGCGACAGGGTTCGCCCTTGTGGCGAGGTCGGAGTTGTATGCGGTCACGAACGCCACATCGACGCTGAACCCGTAGTACTCTTTCTTGGTGCAGGTGAGGTCTGCGGTAGCGTCTCCGCCGATGGCCTTGAAGTCACCCACGGCCTCGTAGTAGTGGAGACCCACCGGAATGTCGATATACGGCATGGTCACGATGTCCCACTCATGGCCGACCTTGGAAGTCGTGCCCATGGCGGCATCGCGGTCATAACGGAAGAGGATGTCCACATTTCCGTCCTCGACAGCGTAGAATGTCGCGTACTTGCCTGCCTCGTTGGTCACGCGGTTGGAGAAATGGAACTCCTTTCCGGCCCATTCGAGACGCTTGTCCACGATGTTGGCCTCGCCTTTCTCCATGAGTTTGTTCAGAAGAGAACGGACGCCGTTGTTGCCGATGATGTGGACGCGACCGTAGAAGTCGTTTGCGTTCATAATCGGCTCGATGTCGGAGAGGATGTCCTCCCTTGAAGCCCATGGCACGCCGATTACGTCATCCGCCTCGGCATAGATGAGGGTGTCGGCAAACACCTGAGACTTGGCTGCGGAAAGCGCGGTCACGGCTGCGCTGTCAAGTGCAGCACCAAGCACACGGGCACACTTCAGATACTTCTTGGTGATGTCCGTCTGCTTGTCAATCTCGTTGTTGGAGTACATCGCAGAGACTACGGTGAAACCTACGGAGTAGGTCACGAAAGTGACGGTGGCGAGAGCGGAAGTGTTCTCCGCGTCAGCCACGGTGCAGGAACGGGCGTTGGACACTGCAATGGTTCCGTCATACTTTATGACGGGCATCTTGAGGGTCTTGCCCATGGAATCGATGGCGGCTTTCTTCATTGATTCAGTCAGAAGCGGATTGGACTTGCTCTGCTGGAGGAAGAAATCGAGTGCGCCATACTCGCTCAGACGGCTCTCGTTCTTGTCGTAACGGTCGTTTCTGATGCGAATGTCGTTAAGTACGGTTGCTGCTAAACTCATAACTTTTTGTTTTTTTATTGTTTATGGTTCGTATGGCTTACCCTTTGCCTACTTGGTCAGTGGGAGTTCATCAATGTTGTTGTCCGCCCAAAGTTTGTCATATTCATCCTTGAAGCGTAAATCGGTCTTGGATATGCCCTTGTCGAAAAGCATCTTGTTGATTATCTCGGTCGCCTCGGCCTTGGTGGTCGCTCCAAGATGAGTGCCGTTGTCAATCTTCGCCTGCTTTCCGCCTGCGCCCTTTGCATTGGGCTTCTCCAAGATGTCCATTGATGCGAACTCCTTGGTCAGAAGTTCCCGTGCGGTGTAAGGGTTGAGAGCGTTCTCCGCATTGTTCAGCGGCGCGCCGTTCTCGTCATGGAAAATTAGCCTTTCTTTTCCGTCCCTTTCCTCGAAAACGGGGTTCTTGGCCTTTATGTTCGCTATCGCCTGCGCCTTGAGGGTGGATAGAACCGCATCGTTGTATCCCGATTTCAGTTTCACCCCGTCAAGCGCACGGGCAATCTCGTTGTCTATCTTATAGTCGTTCAAGGCCTTTGTGTATTTGGCCTTTTCAGTGTCAAACGCGTCCTTGAGTGCGGAGAACTGCGTCTTGGTCGAAGCAAGCTCCTTTGTGGCATTCTCCAGCTGCGTCTTCAACGCGCCGTCTCCGCCCTTGGCTATCTGAGCCTCAAGTTCGGTGACCTTGTTCTTCAACTCATCATGGTCGGCATATCTGCCTGCGAACTCTTTCGCCGCCCTTTCAAGATACAGATAGGTCTTCTCGTCACCCTGCCGCTTGATGCCCGTGGCTTTCTCGATGGTCGCATCCATCTGGCGGTAGACTTCCCCGAACTTTGAACCAATCACCGCCGCCTCATCGTTTTCCGACAATGTAGTTATGGCGGTTATCTGCTCATCGGTCAATCCTTTGAGGGATTCATTGGCGACTATGGTCTCTCTGCTCAGCATGCTATGCCTCCTTTTTTGGGCGTCCGACTTTCACCTCCGGCTTTGTCGCCTCCGCAAGTTCCTGCTTCAGACGCGCAATCTCCGCGTCTTTCGCCGCGAGGTCTTCCTCCCTGCTCGTGATGCGCACGTTGGTGTAACGCCCGTTGGGATGATAGAGAATTTCAACCGAATACCCCATCGCCTCAAGGTTCACCTTGTCCATCGTGTCAAACGACTTCACCCCGAAATGGAGAAGCCTCGGCTTCTCATAGAAGTTGCCGTTCTCATCCAACTTGGCCACCTTGCAATGGACGCTTTGTTCCTGCCCCTTTGGAACTTCGTAGTTTTCTCTATGTAAGAGAAGGGACTGTCCGTTGTTTTGCATAACTCAATAACGTATTATAGATGTTCTTTATCTTCTCCGAATACGGGATGCTTGTCCCGAACTCAAGAATGTTGTCGTTCTCCCGTTCGAACCTGTCGATAAAACTCATGAAGTCTGTCTTCAGTACCGCCACCTCGTCCGGCACAAGACCGTCAGCCCTCATCCTCTGCACTTGGTCGAAAGTCTTGTGACGCAACGGCTCTAAATCGTCAAGGATTATCATCCTCTGCAACATGGTAGGGTTGTGCCGGTACTGCGTCTCAATCAACTGCTGTCGGATGGCATCCAGTTCGGCTTCGCTCGCGCCGTTCTGCTTCGCATTGGCGTAACGGGCTTGCAGCACCTCGGGCGTGAGGGTGTAGAACTCGTTTCCGTAGTTCACATTCGCGCTTATGAATGCGCTGCCATAGCGGAGACGGCAACAAGTGGCATCATGCCACTCCTGTATCTCCTCGAACCCTTTCTTGATGCGGTTAAGGACCGAATCCTTGCTCTCGAAAGTCGCGTCCACCTGCTTGTCGGCAAGAGAGGTCTCGTTGAGTATGGTGTTGTCCACGCCCACACATCCGTTGATGATGTTGACTTCAAGCCTTTCAAGTTCCCCGATGTTGTAATCGAGACTTTCTCTGTCTATCGTGGTTATGTCCACGGGTTTGCGCAGGTCGGGTTGTCCCTCGGCAGGGATAGGGACGCTTATGAATGAGCCTGCGCCTGCAAGCTGCTTCTTGCCGTGGCACAACGGGCACGGCACAAGATTCCCCATGGAATCCGTAAGGTACTTCCCGTCCGGCTTCTGAAGATGCCCCTTGTGGCACACGTCCCCGGCCTTGTCCATGTAGTCACATTCCTCCTCGTATGCGCTGTATATAGGATAACTTGCATACGTGTCAAGATGCTTCACGCCAAGGCTCTTGAACAGATACCAATCAAGGTCAGACAGTTTCTTGCTCAAAGGACTTTCCTTGACATCCGGGCATCCGAGGGACAACGGCTCGTTCCAAAGGAATTTCGCAGGGCAGTAGCCCAGCCCGTGCGCATTGTCCGACAGCATCATCCCCAAGCGTCCGTCTTCCGATGCAAACGAGCGGTATGAGAAGTCGTCTATGACGATTATCCTGCCGCCGTTCCGGTAGATAATCCAGTCCATGCATTTGTTCCTGTCGTTGACCGCATAAGAAATGACATCCCCTATCGGTACGAAATAGGAATAAGGCTGCGGATATTTGTCTGTCGGGTCGGGATTCGCAGGCATGTCCACGACAAGGACGGAATTGATTTCAGTCTGGAAGAACCTCCAAGCCTTTTGCGACCACAAATTAGGCTCGTCAAGAACTTCCTGCCTATACCACTCCCAGTCGTCTCTTTCCCCCGTATTGTGGAACTGATAGTTGAATGCCGGGTTCCGTCCGTCAAACAACTTCGACAGCTTCACGAATATCGACTTCGTTATCGAGTTTGTCGGCAAAGGGAACTTGAGGTTGTTCATCGTGGTGAGGAACTTGTCTTCCGGCAACTGGCTGCGGACAAAAAGGACAAACTTGCGGAAAGGGACGCTGTTTATCACATCAAGATTGGTGTCCGCATGGAGTTTTATCCAATCTTGATGCGCTATCGCTTTCTGTATCTCCGGCCGCTTACTCGGCTGAAGTACCTCCCTTTCTATTTCTGATTGTCCTAAAGCCATTTTCCGTCAGTTCCTTATTCTCGTCATCCGCTATGCGCCAACCCCCGTTGTTCGGCATCCTCAACAGCCTTTCAGCGTGTTCCACTCCGAAGACTTCGATGCGGTCGCCCACTTGCAGCCGCACCGTGGACACCTTTGCGCCCATTATGCGTTGGCAAGGTCGGTGAGTGGGTTGAACTCCGGTGTCACGATTTCAGCGTCATCGCTCCAGTTCGGCTTGAACGCGAATGAAAGGGTGTTCTCATCCGGTGATTCAAGTCCCATGAGCTTGAGGTCTCCCACGAAGAGGTTGTCTATCGGAATCGGCATGTATGCGCCGGACGCGCTGCCCTTGATGGCCATGATTTGGCCGTCACCGTTCACGAGGTATACGCCCAAGGTCTCGCACATGAGGCTCTTGAGGGCCTTGATGACATCCTGCGTCACCTGCCGGAGCGAGAATGTCATGGTGACGGGGTTGCGCCCTATGGTCTTGGTCACGCCGCCTACAGTGTCGTTGCCGCCTCCATAGGTGATGGCATCTCCGCCATCGGAGGTAGGGGCTTCAACATACGGGGTGATGACGGCCTTTGTGCCGTCATTCGCGGACATGAGGGGTGTCCATGACGCAAGTTTGGTAATCGCTGCGGCTGAGGTGAACTGGTTCTTGGTAGTTCCGGACTTGAACACGCGCTGGAAGATAATCTTCTGCACCTGACCGAAGTCTGACGGGCAGGTGGAGTTCGGTACACTTGGCAAAGAAGTTCCGACCGGACAAGTACAAATGCTCATAACTTTTTCTTTTTTGTTAGTTTTCTTTTGCTGTCTACGGCTAACCCTTTGCCCAGATGACAATGCAAATATAAAACTTTTTCAACAAAACAAACACCATAACGTATTTTTATTCTTTTTTTTAGCCCCTACCTTTGTCGAAAAACATTGAAGACATGGAACTGCTGTTGACTATCCTTTATTACATCGTCGCCCTCGTGCTGACTTTCGCCTGCATAATATGGGAGGCATACAAAAAGTGCGAAAAAGACGGGAAAAATTTGCAGGAAAGAAAATAATCGCTATCTTTGTGTTCGGGGAATGCGGAATGTTCCAGAAATATAACGCTCTTTCGGGAGTGCCAATAAGCCCTGGGAAATTCCGCTTCCCGGGACTTATTTTTTATGTACATTAAGGTAGACATACGACTTGCACAGAAGCATATCCGGAACAAGAACGCGTTTGACGCTTTTTGTCTGGCCGTGCTCTTCAAGGCCCGATATGGCAACTCCTTAATCTACAAGCACACCGCCCGGGAGATGAAATCCATCACCCATCTCGGGACGGACAAAATCAAACGGTGCATCAGAAACGGTCTCAAACTGAACTTCTACTCCGAAGAGCGCGGACGTATCCGTGTGCGGAAAGTGCATTTCGGGAACTACCGTTTCATCCGCATAAGGGAAGATTCCACGTTCAAGGAAATTGTGGCCACCCTCCGCGAGGGGCTGATTCTCAATAGGGCAAGCCAAGCCCGGTTCGTCAAGGATATAATTGATAAGGCAAGCATCCCTGACAGGTCTCTCTCCAAGAAGGAGATGAAAGCCTATAAGGAATGTCGCAGTTATGTGTACGGAGACAAAACCGGACTCGGGACTATGACGAAGAAGTCAATAGCGAAAATGGTCAGTATGTCGAAATCCTCCGCAGACAACATCATCCGGAGGATGAAGTCGAAACGGCTCCTAACAGTCCGCCCGTGCCTCGTCCTTTTGGAGGGGGAATGCGCCGGGCGCGTGTCTCTTGCCGATTTGAACCTCTATGAGGATGCGTGGTATGTCACAAGGTGCGGCCACTCACTCTTCCGCCAATTGGGGAATTATTATTTGCCTACTTTCGATGTCAAATAGTGTGTTCCCAAAATTGTACCCTTAATTTATAAGGCTGACTACGCACAAATATTATGGCTAAGAAGCATCCTTCAACCCCGAAAATCCAAGATTTCGTCAAAAGCGACTACGAAATCTACACTGACGGCGGCTATTCCATGTCTCACGACAGAGGGGGATACGCCTATGTCATCTTGAAAGACGGGGAAATATGGAAAAAGGCCGCTTTCCCTATCGAGCATGAGACAAATAATCGGGGAGAGCTGAAAGCTATACTCGCGGCTGTGCAGGAACTGCCGGAAAATTCTTCCGCCGACATCTGCTCCGACAGCCAATATGCCTTGGGTGTCCTCGGGAATAAAAATTGGACACCGAAAGCCAATCTCGACATCATAGACGACTTCAAGTATGTAGTCTTCGAGAAACGCATCAAAGTACATTTCACATGGGTGCGTGGCCATAGCGGCAACCAATGGAATGAAATGTGTGACAGGATGTGCGATGAAGTGGCAGGCATGGACTTGAACGCGGAATATAGGAAGAAAGAGAAGCCCATGGAGAAGCACCGCAAGCCGTTGAGGAAGTACGATGACTTGGAACTCGTTGGACTATACTATGCGGTGACGCGGGAAATGAGGAACAGGGGGATATGCACCGAGGAGAATGATAAGGATTAGCTAAATCAAGTCGATATGGTCAATGAAAAGGTTTTTGCGGCCAAAATAGCCGCTTTCTTCAACTCTCTAACCCCGGAGGAGGCCATTGCCCTGCGGAGGTTCACGATGTCGCGGAAATGGGCCGCGTTCTTCGAATCAAGGATAAACAACAAAAAGATAGAGTTATGAGCGAAATGAAAATCAGTCCCGAGGAACTCCAGAAGATGCTCAAGGGAAGCCGGAAGAAGATTCTGAAGTTGCATCTGCATCCCGAGCAGATAAAGCAGTCCATAAGGGATTTGGCCGAATGGGCGGATGAGGAGTATCTGAAGTCCCTTTTCGAGGACATAGGCGTGCTTGTGGAATGGGCTTTGGCGCGCCTGCCGCTGATTCCGCCACAGAAAAAGGACACGCCCTTGACGGACGTGCCCCGAGACACACAAGAAACACAAGAGAATCAATAATCCTGCACAAAGGTAATGAAATTCCGGAGAAAAGGGTATCTTTGTTGAACTTTTAGTTTCAGACATTACTTCTTTAGCGAAAAAGGGCTGCGGTGACGCACCCCTTTTTCAGTTCCTGCGGCTCACTCCACGTCTCTGATGGCCGTACGGGCGTGTGTTGCCCCCGGCTATCTCTTTCTCCCATACCATGGTGAGTGCATCGGCTGCGTCATCATGCGAATTGGCCTTGAACATCCGCACGAAGTGGTCTACTTGATTGAAGAACTTCTCCCACCGCGTCTCCCATCCCATCGGGAATACGATGCTTTGCATCACGCCGTTAGCACCGGATATGATTCGCGCCTCCTTGTTGCCGTGGGAGAAGAACGTCTCCACTTGGCAGCGCACTTTCTTGGCCACCTCGCGCGCGAACAGCTCTCCACCGTTATTGGATTCGATGTAGGCTTTCTGTACCCCGTTTGTTGACAGCTGCATGGGGAGCGTGGAAGATGTTATCTCCGTACCCTCCTGCGTGAACAGGATGTCCGTGACCAGTGCGTAGAGTATCGGCTCATAACGGTGCGTCTTCTCGTTGAACACCATGTTCGGCGACTTGTATATGTCGTAGCAGATGGAGCATAGGTAGTCCGTGCCCTTGTCGGCCACGTCCACGCACGCGCCGCGCCTTATGAACGTCCCGTAGTCGCTCTTCTGGACATACGTCTTGAACGTCCCGTACAGCTTGCTCTCCTCACTCATCGGATTGCCTTGGTACAGGCATTGGAACTGCACGGGGTCGAGGGCCTGCGCCTCAAGGAGTTGCGTCTTGGAATGCCTGCGCGGCCACAACACGTCCCCCTCGTGCCGGGGGTCGAACTCCGTTGGCTTCCCGACCTTGAACGCAGGGAAGTTGATGCGCACCCATGCGTTGCCCGGCACGTCCTCTATGTCCTGCCACGAGTTCGCCTCTATTATCTTCTCCCCGGACTTCTCTATACGCCCGATGATGTCATCCTCATGCCATCGCGTGAACACTATGATTTCCTGCGAATCGTTGTGGAGACGGGTGCGCACGACTGTGGTATACCACTTCCACGCCTGCTCACGTATGAGCACGGAATTGGCCTCATTGAAGTCCTTGTACACGTCATCGAGTATGGATATGTCCACGGCCTTGCCCGTGAGCGCTCCGCTGCGTCCTATGCCCCGGATGAATCCGTTATGCCCCACGGGTTCGCTCACCTCGGAGTTGCACTGGTACACGTTGTCCATCCTCACCTTGCCCGAGTTGAAGTAGGTGTCGGGGAACACGGCCTTGTATGCGAGGGAGTTCACTATCCTCTGCACGTCCCTGTTGAAGCTCTTCGCTTGGTCTGCGTTGTACGAGCCGATGATTATCTTGTCGTCGGGGTTCATCCCGAGCAGGAATGCCGGGAGAAGCCTTGAACTCGCTTCGGACTTGCCTATCTGCGGTTGGCAGGATATGATGAGTTTCTTTATCTTCTTGTGTGCGAAGCGGTCGAGAATCTCGTAATACACCTTGTGGAACTCCGTCATCTCCAGCTGCGGCTTCATGTAGCGCGCGAATGTCGGAAACCGCTGCGAGGCCACATACCGGACGAGGGCTTCCGGATTGGCCTTTATCTGATTCATCACTTCTTCTGTCATTGTGCTTCAATCTCTATGCGTTTGTTGTCTTGTAGCGTGTCTGCCACTCTCGCCAAGTCATCGAGGCTCGTATCCCCGAAGTTGTAGTTCACGATGGTCTGTTGTGGCACGTCATTGCCGTTGCGGATGCCGAGCAGGTCGAGACGCTGCCGTTGCAGGTGCAGGAGCGTTTCCAGATATGCCGGATTGCCGGCGAGGCCGCCCCTTTCCTCGTACATCTGGTCTATCTCCTCGGGGGTCATGCCGCGCTTGATGAGGGCGGCATACTCTATCGGGCGCGGCAGCTTGCTCTTCTCGAAGTTGCGCATCACGATAGCCTCTATCTCTTCCAGACGTGCCAACTCCTTTGCTATGAACGCGTCTATGTTGGCCATATTCTCGCGCTTCCACTCCACGAGCACGTCCTCTATGTCGTGCCACACTTGCACGTGGGAGAGCGAATATCCGTTCTTCGCGTTCAGTTCTTCGGCGATTTCCCGGTACGTCTTGCCCCTCGCCAGTTCGGAGACCGCGAACCACGCGTCTTTCTCCCTGTCCAGCATGTTCCTCTTCCGGAAGTTGCCTTTCGCCACCACAAGCTTGCTGCGGCAGGCCTTTTTCGGTACACTGTATCCCATATATCTGTCTTTTTGCGCAAAGATAACAAGAAACGGTTAACAAAAACATAAAATAAATTTGCAAATGTGGAAAAATATGCTTTACTTTGCACTCGGAAACACAAAAATGATTCATGTAATGCTATTTCAAGTAGAAAACACAGACCACGGCTATGTTGTCAGCGCATACGACCCCGTACGGCGTGACGGTTGGAAGCCGTTGCGTAACTTCGGGGACAGGCAGGGCGATGCTCGGGGATTCATGCTTTATGATGCTCCCTTTCTTCCATACGATAAGACGATGCTCTTGGCGAAAAATTACAATCCGAAAGTCAAATATATCAGAATCTGCCGGGACAGATACAATAGGCAACAGATAACGGAGCCGTGACGGTTCCCCGGGCAGGAATGGCCGCAGGGTGCGGCAAAGGATTAATTGCTTCTTTTCATAGCAATCCATTGGGCCGTAGGAGACCGCGATGGAGATTGGTTATAGTGTCATAGGAGTTCGACTCTCCGCCTGCCCACGATAGCGTCCACGAGGGCGACACTCAAGAATTTTGGCAAACAAGCGGCCCGTCCGGATGACGGGGACACGGCGTCAATCTGTATGCAAGCGGATGCCGGACAATCCTCCGGGGGTTCGATTCCCCCGTGGCCGCCCACCGCTGTGAAGCGCAATCGACATTGTAAGTATGTTATTAGTTGGCGGCCCGGAAAGACGGGCAGGGCGTTGCTGGCGCATTCGGGCAGGTTCGATTCCTGCCACGCCCACTGCGGCTGCGGCCTGCCACGCAGCCGGGGATACATAAAAGCCCGGCAGGGGGCAAAGCACACTATCATTCGTTGAGAAACGCCGGAGTGCTGCGTTGTTATATGTCTTCGGGATGAGGCAGGGTGATACCGCCTCATCTCACCAACCTCCGGAAACGGAGAGGGCCGTAGGAAGCCAAGCAAGATTGCGCTGTGAAGCGCGTGATGACCCGAACGCCGGATTTGCGGCAGTCAGTCATAAGGATTGCATCGTTTTGCATTATGTGGTTATTTGTGCAAAGGAGGGTTGAAGTCCCTCGCGGGTCACTGACACACAAACGTTTTTGTTATATGGAAAAGAGAATCAATGATTTGCATCTCTGCGAGAAGCTCGCAGGATGCCCGAAAGGGACAAGGCTGTGGTCACCGATGTTCGGTGAGTGCGAGTTCATCGGGTTGTCAAAGGACGTGGATGAAGACCCGGACGAAGACAAGTTCTGGGTGCGTTCCGACGAGCTGGGGTTGAACACGTTCTTCGATGACGGCCGCTTCTTCAGCACTTCCGAGGAGTGCCTCATCTTCCCGTCAAAGGACAACCGCGACTGGAGCACGTGGGTGAACCCGAAGCCGAAGGTGGAGCGGTTCGACCCGAAGACGCTGAAGCCGTTCGACAGGGTGCTGGTGAGGAATTATACTGGCAGGCCTTGGATTCCTGCTTTTTTCGAGCAATTTGTCCCAGATGATGCTTATCCTGTCGAGGCTGTCAATCTTTGCGCAAGATTCGCTCTCGTTGTTCCCTACAACGAGGCTACGCATAACCTCTTTGGCACAACTAACGAAGCCCCGGAGTATTACAGATGGTGGGAGGATGCGAAATGATTTGCTTCGCGGTGATAATGCTCCTTGTGGCGGTGGCCACGGTATCCGCCCTGCTGTGCTACAGCGCACGGGTGGACATCGACGAGAATAATGACGACAAAAAGAACAAACCATGAAACAATTCAGTTTAGAAGAATACCTAAAGAACCCCTCAAGGCAGGTAGTGACGAGAAATGGTCGCCCGGTGCGAATCCTATGCACCGACAGGCGTGATAAGGAGAACGGATTCGTTGTTGTCGGACTACTTTCCGATGACGACACCGTTTCCTTGTGGAAAGCGACTGGAGAATCAGTATTAGTAAAGGGATGCGACCTTTTCTTCGCTCCTGTGAAGCAAGAGGGCTATGTCAATGTTTTCGACTTTGCCTCGGGGGCGAGGACAGACGAATGCGTCTACGACACTTTTGAGGAAGCGGTCAGATTCGCGAAAAAGAATCCGGATTCGAAGTACTACAAGGCTACGGTGAAAATAGAATGGGAGGAATAATCATGGAAAACAAGGAATTTGCAAAAAGATTGTCGGACAAACTCACAGAGTTGATTACGGCTGAACTGGAAAAAGAAAACGCAAAATCGGACACACGTCCCATCACGGAACGTGTGAAGACATTTGAAGACGCATGTGATGTTCTTGGACCGAAACATCCACTTGTCATGTCATGGGTCAGGTTCGGATGCGATTCCGGACCGAAAGATGACAATCTGAATGCATATCTCAAGCTCCGTATCATCTGCGCCGCCTTAAATGAGGGTTGGGAACCGAACTACACAAGGGACGAACTGAAATACTCTCCGTGGTTTCTGTTGTTTACAGACGAGGAGGTCGCGAATATGGATAATGACGAAGTGGTAGACAGGCGGCTGTTGGTCATCGCAGACCGCTATAAAACGGAATATGTGGGCTTCGGCTTTTCGCCCCGACGTACTCCTACGACTGCCGGGTGTAGCCTATGCTTGAAAAGTGCTGAACTGTCTGCCTACTGTGGCAGGAATTTCATCGGCATCTGGGCCGACTACCTCTTAATCAGAAAATGAAATCATGGAATACAGGAAAGTATGTGAAATCACCCCGTGGGGCTGCCCTCCGGGCGGCCCGGGGAGCTGCCTCGGATGCGAGTATTTCCACGGGATAGAGGTTGACCCAGAAGACTGCGAATACATGGAAGTGCTCTGCGGCTTGGAAGAGAATCAAGATGAAACGGAGGAAGAATAAATCTGTAAAAGAGTTATGACACAGCTTGAGCAAAACTTTTTCGAGGCGGCCACGAAATATTGCCGCAAACGAATTGACTGGGAACAACGCAGATATGAAATTGCAAAGGACACAATGTGTGCATTGATTATAAGTGACAGCATTCCAAAAACGAC